CGCGTCCATGTACTTCAGGGACACAAAACCGAGCTTGGCATCATCCGTACCAGTGAAACGCTGGATTGCTTGCAGGGACTGCATGTACAGCGCCCAGTAGTTGTTGTCCACGATGATCAGATCAGGACGATCCGAGCCGCGAACCAGCTTGGCCCACATGCTGTTGAACAACTGCTGAATGTTGGCAGCCGTGGCAGCCGTACCGGAGCCAACTTGGTTTTTCCAGAAGAGCCAGGTGCTACGGTCGATGCCGCCGACGGTGTTCGTCGGGGTGGCCGCGACCTGCTTTAGCAGGCCGTCAATCTGCTTGCCGCTGGCTGCGGTACCGTCCGAGTACAAACCGGTGTTGATCAGGTTTGCCATGCTCGACTCAGCCACGTTCATGCGGGCGTCGATCAGGTCGATGATCTGCTCTTTGCCGGCGTTCTGCAGTTGCTCAAGGCCAGAGATGGTCACCGGGCAGGCGGCTTGCTTGATGGTGTACTCAGCTGCAGACACCACGTCTTGTGCGGCGATCGGCAGGGTCTCGTATCCGCTGTACCAACCGGCGTTGCCGTTGGATGCGAAAGACAGTTCTTGCAAAATGGTATTACCACCACTGAACGTCTTGATATTGCCGCGTTGCTTCAGGCGCGCCAGCAGGGCGTTGTTCGAAGTAACGTTGTCGGCGATTTGGCCGGTGCGAGATTGAATCGTGGTTGCGATAATATCTGAAATCGCACTATTGGGAAAAGACATGACTAACTCCTGAAAATGATGGTTGAGACTAAAACTACGCCCGAGCTAGTTCCTGGTCACCGGGTGGCTTCGTTGAAAGCTGCCTCAATGATGGCTCTACGGTCAGTCGATGTTGGTGACCCCAGCATTGCAGTCCTTGGCGCGCCGCTAATTGACTTAGAGGCTTTCAATGCTCGCTGGGCCTTGGCGTTTGCTTCGGCTGCCGCATTCCGCGCAATGATGTCTGCATCGAGGTCCATCATCTTCACCGCTTTATTATACGCTGATTCAATCGTTAGGGAGGGATTTATTTTAGCGGCGTCAATTTGGAGCAGGTCTGCCATTGTTTCCCGCACGGCTTCAAAGTGTGGGAACTTCGGATCCTTTGCCATTTGGTTGACACGCTCTTGAACTTGCCTGGCTTCTGCTTCCGCTGCTGCGCGTGCCACCTGTTCCTGCTGGGTCATAAACTGCTGGAATGGCAACAACCGTTGCTGCAGTAGCTGTTCTACTTGTGCGGACACAGTTGCATCAGGGGTGCGACCAGACAAGACTTCTGCAAGCGTGTCAATATCCACGTTTGAGTCTTTGATGATGGCCGCAACTTGCTGCGCTTTTTGCACAGCACTGCCTGTAGCCATAACCTGGTCGATTTTAAGCAACTCACCAACCACAGCCAAAGGACTCGCATTCAACTCGCGCATGCGGGGGAGATACGGCTGGACTGTTTGTTGAAACTGCGCGGCAAACTGGCGTACTTGCGCGGTCTCATTCAGAGCACCAGAAATCTGGTGCTCACGGCGGAGTACTTCTTGCCGGATTTCCGGATCAAGCTGATCCCACTTCGCTTTTGTAGAAGCTTTCCAGGCTTGCGGAGCCTTTTCTGGTACGGCCACGTCCGTTTCGGTCGGTGTAGCCTCCACGGATTTTTCGTCGGTCGGCTTTGACTCTCCAGTTTCTCCCGCTTCCGGTGCTTCTTCGACCTTTTCGGGTGCTTCTTCGACCTTTTCTGGTGCTTCTTCGACCTTTTCGGGCGCTTCTGCCGCCTCAAAAGCTGCTTCAATAGCTGCTCTGCGGTCGTCTACTTCAGGAACTTCAGTTGTTTCGGGTGCATTGCTGAGGGCCATGGCTATCTTTCGTAGTGGTTAACAATTTGCGCAATCTGCTGTTTGCGCGCTTCTACTTCACGTCTGGAAGGTACTGGCTCCCAGCGCGTAGGTTTCGGTGGCAGTCCTGCAAGGTCTGCTGTAGGTACGACGTTATGCTTTTGGCAATGCTCGCGCAATCCCGCCCTGCCACTATAAACTTGGTTGTCAATCGGGGAGACAAACTCAGGAAGGTCTGGCATGATACTGACTGTCCGACCTGTCGCAGCCGAATGACCACGGGCCCTAGCTAGCGCCGCATCATCTTCAGCATTGATCGCCACCCCATCAATATAAATCCAACGACTACGCGCCATCTGTCTTCTCCGGTTTTGCAGCTGCTTGGGCTTTAGCTGCTTCAAGCTTAGCATCTTGCATTTCAACTTGAGCCTGCAGTTTCAGTTCCTGCATTGCTTCTTGGAACTGAAGCTCCATCCGGTTTGCTTGCATTTCAAGCATTACCCGTTGCTGTTCAAATTGGAGTTCCATGGAGATACGCTGTTGTTCAGCCATGAGTTCCATTTGTTGGCGCTGCCGGTCAAGCGCTGCTTCGGCTTGCTTGATCTGCAGCTCCTGTTGCGCAGCCTGCTGGTCGAGTTGCGCTTCCATTTGGAGCTTCTCAAGCTCGGCCTTGGCTTTGAGTTCTTCAGGTGTCGGCGGCGGTGGTGGCTCTGGCGGTTTCGGCTTGAGCATGGCATCAAGTTCTTTGTCAAGCATGCCTTCAATCTCTGCTGCACCACGGAAACTAGCCACGCCCCACTTAAGCATAGACACCACGAGGGGGAGCACTTCTGGATTTACTTGTGCAAGTTGCGCAGCTTTCTCTAAGTACCCAGACACCATAGTCAAGAACTCAACACGTTCACCCTTCTCAGCAGTATAGTCTGCCTGGGCCATAGTGTCCGCCGAGACTTGGATACGCCACTCAAAGCCAACATCCGTAGCTAGCATCTGCAGCGCGGGGCCGACCCACTCGTCATTGCCGGTCGCCATGATGTTCGACTTCTGCACAAGGAACTCAGGCTCAAAGTGCTTGACTTGCATCTCAGCCTTGATACGCAGAATCTCCCCCGCGAACCGAGAGACCTCATCCTGCAGCCGCTTGATACGGACGCCTGCAAACTGGGCTTTGATTTCCTGAGCACCTAGGGTTTCAGACGCTTTAGACGCACCCCGAACAATATCGCTAATGCCCGTGAGTTCATAGATCTGGGCCTTGATGGTGTCACGTGCATGGTTAAGCTGCAGCAGCGTGGTCGTGATTGCCTCTAACGGCATCCAGTCGATCTGGCCCTTCAGACCGTTCTTCTCTGCAAACATAGCCCAGTTATCAACTGGGATCAACAGGTTGTCTGCGCCCTCTTGCAACATGCGCTGCACGCCAATGGCAGACTTGTCGTAGACACCAACCACCTTACAAGCTTGCACTAGCATCGAGATGCGGTTGTTGATCTGATCCAGTTCTTGGTACTGGTCTTGGATCATGTAGTAATCAGGACGTGGGATCGTATTCGACGTAGAGATATTGGCTAGCATTGGCCGTGGACATGGCTCGAAGCCCACCAAACCAAGCGGGTCATCAATCTCTTCTAGGATCTCAGGCGCACTGGGGGAGAACCAAACTACTTTGCGGTCGTCACGACACCAGATTTCCCATACCGCAGCCTTCTTGAGGACCTCCTCTTTAGGAACTGTGGTGTTCTTCTCGAACCGGTTGGATGGTGACCCTGTGTTTGGGTCCATCGAGACAGTCCGGCCCTTTGCTTCGCCAAACCGCTCAATGAGTTCCTCTCGGGTCATGTACACGCGACGCGCAACCCAACGACGCTCGTCCCATACACGGCAAGGTGACCAAAGGAAGTCTTCCCAAAACACGTAGTCCACAACCACGCGCTGGTCAGTTATCCTCTGCGGAGGCTCTGCTGCTTCCGGGGTTGCATCACTTTCACCGACCTCTTCTGTCTCCATGTCTGGCTGCGGCGCGATGTCAACCACGTCTGTGATGTCTTCGGTGTCTGTCTCGAGTCGCAGCCAGGCTTGCGCCAAGCCTGGTACCAAGCGGTCTTCGACGCAGTGCCGCATCGTGGCGTCGAAGGTATCCCGAGGATCATCAAGATCTTGAGTAATAGATCGTTGAATAATGAGAGCAGCCACGCGTGCAACATCATCTTGGTAGTCCTTGAACTTACGGGTAACCATTGGTTTAGGAAGCTGCGCGTACAGGGCCGCTTCCATAATTACCGTGTTCGCGTAGAACACGTTGAACCACTTGTTATTCGTCTGCACAGAGTCCCGCTCATCGAGGAACCTGCGGACCACATGCCTGCCGCGCCGCTGGAACTTCTCAGCCTCTTTCTCAGCTGCAATAATCTCAGCATGCCATTTTGCTTGCGGCGTACCTTCAAGCTTCTCGACTTCACCAGTCATGCGATTCTCCTAGTATCACCACGAAGGAGCCGTGCATCTTCATGCAGGGTCTCAAGATTGTAAGTATTTGCAACATGCGTGTACTTGGTAGGCTCTGCAACTTTAGCACGCGGCTCGCAGATCATACACATGTAACGGAACGCGTCTGCGAAGTCAGAGGCCCAATCATGTAGCGGCGTGTCGCTAAACATCATTAGCGCATCATTCCACATGCGGCGGTAGGCCTTTAGCGCTTCTACCAAGTCACCAGTACTATCCTCTTGGATGCGCACAGAGGGGAAGACCTTACGAGCAGCTGAGATGCCATCACGTACCTTATGCTGGGGTACGATCTGCGGGCGAACGCCTTCTTTCAGGAACTGCTCTACAATGGACTTACCTGTTTGCAAGTTCTTTGCCCGCGCATCGTGGGGGAGCCATACTTCACCAATCTCGCCTTTGAACGCCTGTATCTTTTCAATGTGGTAGAAGATGTCTTGGCCAGTTGTGGCTTCGCATGCTACAATTACTGGCCCACTTTTAGCTAGCTGGAACCAAATACCTACGGTTGCATCCGTGAAACCAAGGTCAAATACCACATGAACTGGCAAGTCCGGTGCGTACAGGTCCTCTTGCACCACGCGACCTTCTGCAAACATGAGGTTAACCTCGTTCGCATAGATCGCACCCTTCAGAGCAGCATCAAACGAGCATTCGTACTCTTGTGCAAACTCTTCCGCATCCATATCCCGCTGTAGTTCAAGCAGTTCTTGGGGATGTATGATCCCAGACGTAGACGCCTTTAGCGTGAGGTTGTACCACTCTTTGGGAGTTCTTTCAGCCAATCTAACTTGGTCGTAGAACAGATTTTTTCCACGCGGTGTGCTTGCAAAGACGCCCCATCCATGCCGATCGGACAAGGCGGGCCGGATAACTTGTGAGAAAACGGATGGCCGGAACATCGCATACTCGTCACCCACGAAGCCGTCGAGATACATTCCTCGCAGAGAGTCTGCATTATCTGCTCCGAGTACATAGATAACGGCATCGTTCTTCAGAGTTACCTTAAGCTCTGCCTCCTGGGGTGGTTTAGCAAAGTACGGTTCCGCAAAGTCTTTGATGTAGGACCAGGCAATGCGCTTTGCTTGCGAGTACGTGGGACCTACGTATGCAAGCTGGGGCTTGTACTGCTGACATTCAAGCGCGCCAAAGATGATGTCATTCACCAAGGCAACAGTTTTCCCCGCACGCCGATGCGTGTTCAGGGTAGCCCACCGCTGCTTCCTATTATGGAAGGGAATGAACTGTTGGCGTGGTTTATACGCTAAGGCCATTATTTTGGTTTGCCAATAAACTCATTATTCTTTGCGAGACCCTTCTTGTGCCATGCAGCCCACATCGCCTCGCCTTCTTTAGTTACATCATTGGATTTTGCCATTGGCATGCCTGCATCAATCAACTGTTGGTACATTTCCGTTGCGATACCTTGCTTTTGATACGGCTTGCTAACTACAACATCTTCAGCCCAATGTTTTCCGCCCGGTACTGGTTCTACGCCGAGCCAGGCAATGGCATTTTGGTATGTTTTATCAGGTTCATCCTTCTTGTAGACGTAGACCGACTTGTCTTTGGGGTTAACCTTGAAATCAAATTCTTCATGCAATGTTTTTGGTGGGGCTGCTACATGTGCCTTTAGCATATCTGTTAAAGACATAGTCTTTGGTGCTTCGCTGCCTGGCACTATATTGCTTTTGGACGCTTTGAAGAACTCGAACCCAGGCAGCTCAGCAATCTGGTCCCAAGTTAGGCCTTCGCCCAGTAGATCAACGGCTGTCTTACCTTCTGGTGTTTTAATAGCAGGCGGTGCTGGTGTACCAAGCGGCTTAACTGCATCAATGCCGAATCCAGTTTCAGGGTCGAACTTTTCCCACTCCTTGTCTACATGCGGTGTATCTGGCCATAATTCGTCAGCCTTAGCTGCAAGCTTCTTCTTGCCTAGGACTTCGCCCCACTGGGCATTCGGCGCCTCGCCGTTGGGATCAATCTTGTTGAACTTCAACCAGTTTTCTTTGGCTGCGTCATTCCAAGTAGCCCATTCTTCTGGATACTGCTGCCATGGCCACTTTTTCTCACCATCAGGGGTAAGACCATTGGCAACGTACTCTTCTTTGAGCTTCTTTTGACGCAGGGTCTCAACCACCTTGTCATACGGCATGGCTTGTGGCAGAGTATTTGGGCCACTAGCGCCAGGTACTGGGGTCATCGACTGACGTGAAAGCGCTTGGAGCTCATCCGCGTACTGCCCTAGCACGCCTTTAGACATATCATGCGAGTTCCAGGGATCGTAGGTCTTTACGTGCAGCCCGCGGTCACGTAGGGCCTGGATAACATGCTCCGGTGTACCCTGCTTTGCTAGCACACCAGCGAAGTTGTCTGCAGTGAGAGGGACATGGCCAAAGACTTTGAGTTCTGCGTAGTCCTGCGGACTTTGGCGCATAGACTTCATAATCTCTTGCGCGTACACTTTATCCGCAGGACCACCAATCTCACCCCGTAGGTACTTCTCAAGCATTTTTGGTGTAGAGAGCCGTGGGTCCTTTAGAAACTCGAAGTGCGCATGTGGTACTGGTGTACCACCTTCCAAGCGCTTCACGCCGCCGCGTGCTGCATTCTCGAACGCCTCGAATGAGGGGAACCGATTTGCACCAATTGCTGCAGGCCCAGCCTGGTTAAGTCCGCCCTTATCCCAGCGATGCCCGAACTTATCAAACAGGCGTGCTTGGGCATCGTTCTCAATAGAACCTACTTCATTCCGCGCTGTAGCACTGGTGTATGCGTTGTCGTTCCAGGATGGCGTCCACGCATCCATGTCATGTAGCGCGGCGGGCGACGTACGCGGGTCGAACTTGCCCTCACGCGGGATAAACATTACGTCGCCCCATGGAGTTGCTGGCGAATCTTTTGTAAGCGCCATGCTTGGGTGCGTCAACTCGCTTATCAACTCCCCGTCTTTCATGAGCCCGCTGACATTTGCACCGTGGGCGAGAAACAAGTCAGGCCGACCACCGCGGCGTACAGCATTCGCAATCTCGCCCTGGTTCTCATAGAACTTCAGTTTCTGGTCCTCTAGCGGTGTGTGCCACCGAAGGGGCGTAGTACTAAGCTCTTCTTGAGTAAGTCCGCGGCGCTTCTGGACCAAATTCGACTCGTTTTCACCTGCGAGCTTCAAATAGTCATTATAGGCCTTTTCCTCAGCCCAACCATCAGGCATTCCTCGCTTTTTAGCAGCCCATCTAGCATTTTTGATGAACTCTTCAGGGCTACCCCCTCTAGCAAAGCCCTCTGCCTCTTGAATCCCGTGTTGAATCTCATGTAAAAGCAAAGACTTAGCAGATGACTCATCAGGCGCGTCTATCTGGATGCCACCATTGTGGTACATGCCTGTTTCATCAGGCGCTTTGTTTATTTTTACCTTGATTTTCTTTGCTAATTCTGGGTACGCAGCCACCAACTCCGGGTGATCCAGCGTTTCTGCAACCGTTGAAGCATTGGGGGAGCTGAACCGGCGCAAAACCGACGCCGCATCGCTAATTTCTTGGCGTGGAAGCCCGTCTGCGCCAAAGTGCGTGCCGGTAACACGCCGTACGCTCTCGGCACTATGCCCTTGTTTGAGCAATTCCGCGGCTTTTGCAGCCATTGCCGCGTTCCAGGTCTTTGCTTTTGGCCCGATGAAGATACCCGCAGCGTGGGGAAGCGCTGCAGCGCCCTTCGCCGGGACCAAATCACTCAGGATACTCGCGAGATTCGCCTTGTCATTGATGGATTTCAGACCTGCTGTGGCTGGATCTAACACAGAACCAGGCTCCTCTTGCCCAAGGACACCCCGCAGCGCCGCCGCTAGAGGACTTTGGTTCTGATCACCGCGCAGCGGGCTACCAGGACCATAGGGGGAGGCACCGTACTTAGTTAGGTCCATCGTCGCGCTCCAGTACCCGAATGGGCAAATCCGTAACCGTGTCGTCGCTCGTGGTGCCGTCCTTGTAGCTTAGCCGATCCCGTGTGAGCCATGGTATGTCGATGATGACTTTCTCGTCCTTCTGGGGGTTCATCGATGGCGGCAACAGCTTGCTGATGGCCTGGACGAACACACGGGCATTCTGGTCGTTCGCAGTAGCAAACTGAACAAGCCAGGCCGCGCCTCCAAGGTGGTCGAACGCCTCACGAAAGACCTCTCGCAGCTGGCGATTAACCTTCTGTGGAGACGCCTCTTCGTCAAGGGGGGAGGAACGCAGTCGGGCGTTGTGCGTAGGTGCGGGGATCATACACTCCATTATATTGCGTTTCGGACCTCTAGCGTGAATTTATTTTAGCGGTTGCCTGGGCCTTTGTGTTGTGCTGTGTTGTGCGAACGAAGTCGCATATTTTTCGTGGCCGTATTACTGGTATGTTACCAGGCTTATTTTAAAAAAGAATATATAAGTTGTGTAACACACACGCACCACGCACCTCTCGCTTGTTGTTCCCCACAATGCGGGGAGCTGACCTGCGGCGCGCACGCGCGATTCGTTTATGGCCGGGCCGGCTGTGTGATTAGGACGTTTAAATCGATTTTAAGCAACCAAAGGCGCGTTTAAATTCGAAGTGTATATTAGCCCCCTTCGACGTCGCTTAGGAGCCTTTACGGCCGTTTAAATCGACTCTATTATATCAGAGCCTTTTGGTATTTCGGTGCGTGTAGGACCTAGGATGGCCGAATATTGGAATAGTTTGAGGCGCTTCGCAGCAACGAAACTAGGCCCCCCTACGCCCGATTATCTGACTCCGGGGTCCATAGATCCATGGTTATATAACTACGTACATATATACAAATGTACATACATAGCACACTGGCGAGTAAACATAGTTACTAACAGGTTATACACCATACTACACAGTTCACATGCCATACTTGTTAGTAACATAGTTACTAACAGGTTATACACCATACTCCAGAGTACATTTAGTAACTTGTTAGTAACTATTCTTAGTGCTTAGCCCAATAGTTACTAACAAGTTATCATCTGTACCTGTTAGTAACTAAGCTACTGCTTAGTATACATCGCTACTCGAGAATATACTAAACAACTACACAAGATAAAAATATACTACAAAATTCTTTCGTAACTAGTCAGTAGTAGTATATAATAGATTCAACGGCACAGAATGTCTCTGTGACGTAACTTGAAGAAAGATCAAAATGGCTAAGAAGCAAAACCCTGTCGCGACTGTTGAAACTTCACAAGATGAAGTGGTTCAAGAGATTCTTGAAACTTCGCAAGATGAAGCTCAAATCGAAACCCCGCAAGATGAAGTCCAAGCGCCAACAATGAAAGTTGGACAAAGAGCAAGGCAATTGATCCTTGAGGGCAAATTGGACAATAAAGGGATTCTTGAACAAATCAAGAAAGAGTATCCAAATGCAAAGACAAGTATGGCATGCATTGCATGGTACAAGAGTGATTTGAAGAAAACAAAGGTTGATCCCGATCAAGGTTACAAAGACTGGCTCAAGCTCATGGAGAAAGACCTTCGTGCTGAGTACGCGGCAACACTGGTGAAAGCGTAAGAGGGGGAGACTGGCTGAGGTCAGTCTCCATTGGTCTATGGCTTACATGGTGTAGGCTGTAGATTGATGGAGCTTAGAACTATGACTACATACTATATACAGAGAACCACTGTCGAGATCATTGCCGTAGAGGGGGCGGACCCAGAGGCAGCATTGGAATCCGCCATTGACGCTGGAAACTGGCAGTCTAGCATTGATACCGAAATTGATTACATAGTGCTAGATGAATCAGGCAAGCAAGTCTAAGTATGATTCTAGTGGTATTAGGCATTACGGGCTTGGTGCTAAGCGCACTGGGCCTCTTGTACAAATTACTAGAGGAAATACTAAATGACTGAGATACTTTGGTTGGCCTGCTACGTCCTAAATGGCCTCTGGTTGTTACTAGTAGGCATCGTGTGGATTTTCGGAGAAGAACAGGCATAGGACTAGGACCTTCGGGTCCTTTCTTTTTGGTCCTCTAGTTGCATTTGGGGGAGAAATACCGCTGAAAAGAGCCGAAAACTGGCGTTTGTGCGGCCGAAAATTGTGTCGTGTGGCCGAAAACGTCAGTCGTTATTTCGTACGTGACACTGGTAAGTATACACCATTATATATATATTAATACACAATACACACACGCACCACTCACGTAACAAAATAACCTAATCCTAATAACTAAAAACGCCGCCGGCTGGTGTTCCCCGTGCTTAATCTACGGTTCTAGAGGTGCAAAGCACGCCTTTACCAATACGCAGTCCATAAACCACTGATTTAAGAGTATACTGGGTTAAAAACTACGGTATAATTATATCTATGAAAACACTCAATAACCTCAGACAATGCGCAGGGTGCAACGAAGATAAGCCCTATGATCCTAAAACAAAGCCTGGAATTAAAGCCAGTGGCTTTGCTGGTGTGTATTGTTGGGATTGCATGCTAATGCAAAGAAAAGTAGGTACAGCTCCTGGGTACATAGAACGCTACAAGCGACTTGAAGCAATCTGGGGCATTGATCTGCACAAACGTGGTAGACCCTGTAACTAGGCCGTTTCGCAAGCCGGGCCTTATTAATGCACAATACACACACGCACCACACACGCAAACCTTAGGTCTCAGCGCAGGTTATAACC